ATGGCTGAGAAAAGCGAAACGACGAATGAGCGCCGGTGGGAGCTGGAGGATTGGTATCCCTGGCTCTTTCTTGTGGAGCGCGGCGCGCGAATGCGCGATGTGGCGGTCTGGGCCGGCAAAACCTCCAGCGCTGTCAGTCATGCCAAGCGGCGCCTGGAGGCGGCGTCCGCCGGGGAATACGCCCGGATCGCACGCGAGGGCTGGCAACGGCTGAAATGCCGGATCACGGCGCTCTACCTGTCCGGACAGGCGCAGGCTGCGCGTGCCCATGAACGCGCATTCGGATTGATGGAAAGCGAGGTGAACGCGATGACGAACGGGCGATCATCCCGTCCCGCCGGAGATCCGTGCGAGGAGGACAAGCAACGTGACCTCTCCGACGACGAGTTGCGGGCCTTTATCCGCGAGCGGATTGAAAGTCAGGCAGACCGTTTTGGATTTAGACGCGAACTTGAGCACGCTCGACACGAGCGCGCTGTACGCGGCGAAGGCTGAATTCCACCTCTACACTGCCGATGCCCAGCTGGCCCCGCCCGGCGACTGGCTGATCTGGCTGTTTCTCGGCGGGCGCGGGGCGGGCAAGACGCGGGCCGGGACGGAATGGGTGCGCCAGCAGGTGAAGGCAGGGGCCGGGCGGATCGCCCTGGTGGCGCCCACTTTCAACGATGTGCGTGAAGTGATGATCGACGGGCCGTCCGGGCTGATGCAGGTGTGCCCGTCCGCCGAGCGGCCGAAATACGAGGCCTCGCGCAGACGCCTGGTCTGGGACAGCGGTGCGACGGCCCATGCCTTTTCCGCCGAGGATCCGGACGGGCTGCGCGGCCCGCAGTTCTGCTGTGCCTGGGGCGACGAATTTGCGGCATGGGCACATCCGCAAAAGACGCTGGACACGCTGCGCATGGGGCTGCGCCTGGGCGCACATCCGCGGCTGATGCTGACCACCACGCCGCGGCCGATCCCGGCCCTGAAGGCCCTGGTCAAGGCGGCGGGGGTGAGCGTCACCCATCAGCCGACCTCGGCGAATGCGGACAACCTGGCGCCCGGCTTTCTGGCCGCCATGCACGCGGCCTATGGCGGATCGGCGCTGGGGCGCCAGGAAATCCAGGGCGTGCTGATCGACGATCCGCCCGGCGCGCTGTGGACGCGTGGTCAGGTGGAGGAGGCGTGCTGCGGCTGGGTGCCGGACCTGGACCGCATCGTTGTGGCCGTCGATCCGCCGGCCGCCGGCGGACCGCGGTCCGACGAGTGCGGGATCGTCGTGGCGGGAGCGACGGGCGAGGGACCGGTGCGGCGCGCTTTCGTGCTCGCCGATCTCTCCTTCGGTCCGGCCATGCCCGCCGGCTGGGCCGCGCGCGTGGCCCGGGCGTTTCAGGAATACGAGGCCGATGCGGTGATCGCCGAGGCCAATCAGGGCGGGGAAATGGTGCGCTCGGTGTTGAAGGCGGCCGATGCCGGCCTGCCCGTGCGCCTGGTCCGCGCCAGTCGCGGCAAGCACACGCGGGCCGAACCGGTCGCGGCACTCTATGCCGCCGGCCGGGTGAAGCATGTGGGCCGGTTCGCCGCGCTGGAAGACCAGATGTGCGCCTTCGGTGCTCCGGACGCGCCGGCGGGCAGTCCGGACCGGGTCGACGCCCTGGTCTGGGCGGTGAGTGCGCTCCTCCTGGGCACGAAGGGAGTGCCGCGGATGCGGGTTTTGTAGCGGGATAAATTGCAATTTTAGCGCGATATTATTGTCTGCTACAGACAGTGATGGGGGCTTGCGGAAGCGAAGCCGAAGCGCGGAGCTTCCTGCAGGAATTCCTGCAGAAGGAAAGAGCCGCGCATTTCATGCAGCTTCATGCCGTATCGGTTTTCTGCGCCAACCCGCTTTTCGCGTTCGTCCTGCTCGTGGAAATGCTGTTCGCCTTGATGGTGAAGGGAAGCTTGGCTTCGGTGAAAGGCACGCTGGCGCTGACCAATCTCGATCTGGCGCCACGCTTCGGTTCGGGCGTTTCCCGTCCCTAGGACCGGCCCCGGCACGTTTCAAACTTCAAGCGCTTGCTGAACGGCAGGCGCTTTTTTATTGGGAGGACTCCCATGTCCAACTGGCTTTCCGGGCTTCTGCGCCGGGATGTGAAGACGGCTGTGTCCAGCCGGCTGGTGTCGCTGGCCGCCGGGCGCGGCAATGGCTGGCGGCCGCGGGCGCTGCCGGCGCAGATGCAGGCGGGCTATGCGCGCAATGCGATCGCCAATCGCTGCGTGCGTCTGATCGCCGAGGCAGCGGCCTCGCTGCCCTTCGAGGCGTCCGAGCGCGCGGCGCAACGGCTTTTGAACCGGCCCAATGCGGATACGTCCGGTCCGGAGCTGTGGGAAACGCTCTATGGTTTTCTACAGCTGGCGGGAAATGCCTATCTGGAAGTGTCCAGCCTGGACGGCGCCCCGCGCGAGCTTTTCATCCTGCGCCCGGATCGCATGCGTGTACTGGCCGATGCCAGCGGCTGGCCGGCGGGTTGGGAATATTCGGTGGCGGGCGGCAAGCGCCGGTTCGAACGCGACCGGGCGACCGGCCGCACGCCGGTTTTCCACATGCGGCTTTTCCATCCCGGCGACGATCACTACGGGCTTTCGCCGCTGGAACCGGCCGGCCGGGCGCTGGACCTGCACACCGCCTCGGCGGACTGGGCACGGTCCCTGGTGGACAATGCTGCGCGGCCCTCCGGAGCCCTGGTCTTCAACGGCGCCGACGGCCAGCTCACCGGAGAACAGTTCGAGCGCCTCAAGGCCGAGCTGACCGGTGCGCATACGGGGGCGGCGAATGCCGGCCGGCCGCTGTTGCTGGAGGGCGGGCTGGACTGGAAGCCGATGGCGCTCTCCCCCGCGGAGATGGATTTCATCGAGGCCCGGCGCGAGGCCGCACGCGAGATCGCGCTGGCCTTCGGCGTGCCGCCGCTGCTGCTGGGCCTGCCCGGGGACAATACCTATTCCAACTATCGCGAAGCCAACCAGGCCTTCTGGCGCCAGACGGTCCTGCCGCTGGCGCGCAAGACGGCGCGGGCGCTGGAAGTGTGGCTGCAGCCCTGGTTCGGCGACGGGCTGGGCGTGGCCGCCGACGAGCGCGCGGTGCCGCGGGAGGACGTGTCATGACGACAAAAACCGGATGGACCCTGCAGCGCCAGATCACGCTGGGCGTGCTCCTGGCCATCGGCCTGCAGAGCGGCGGCGCGCTGATCTGGTCGGGCCGCGTGGCCGAACGGCTGGACCAGCTGGAACGGGAAAACCTGCGCACCGAACCCCTGGCCGAACGCCTCGCACGCCTGGAAGCGGAAATGCGCCTGGCCCGGGAAAGCCTGGTGCGCATCGAACGGCGGATGGACGAGTAGTTCCCTCCCCGCGTCCCATTGGAAAAAGCGCGCACGCCGCGCTTCCTGAAAAACCACAAGGAAATCCCACCATGCCTCACCCCCTGCCGATCCAGGGGCACGCCTCGCTGTTCGGCCTGGCGGACCTGTCCGGCGATGTCGTGCATCGCGGGGCCTTTGCCCGGGCGCTGCGGCTGAAACCCTCCGTGCCGATGCTGTTCCAGCACGATCCGGCCGAACCGGTCGGCGTGTGGACGGCACTGCGCGAGGATGCGCGCGGCTTGTTCGTTGCCGGCGAGATCCTGCCCGAAGGACCGCGCGGGCGGACGGTGGCGGGGCTGGTGGCGCGCGGGGCGGTCACCGGTCTGTCCATCGGGTTTCGCACCCGTCATGCCGCGGCGCGGCGCCCGCGCGGCCGCGATCTGTTCGACATCGATCTCTGGGAAGTCTCCATCGTGACCTTTCCCATGCTGCCGCAGGCCCGCCTGCGGCTCGCCGAGCCGGCCGCGCGGGCGGCCTGAACTCCCTTCGCAACCAAGGAAACTCCATGACCAAGGAAACCAAGATGAACCCGGTCTCGGCCGAGACGCGGGCGGCGCTGGGCGAGGTGCTCACCGCCTTTGAAGCCTTCAAACAGGCCAATGACGCCCGCCTCGACGAGCTCGACGCCAGGGCCTCGGCCGATGTGCTGCTGGAGGAAAAGCTGCAGCGCATTGACAGCGATCTCACACAGCAGAAATCCGCCCTCGACCGCCTCATCAGCGAAGGCGCGAGGCCGGGTCTGGCAAGCGGCGGCGCCGGTCCGGAAAGCGCGGCCTGGACGTCTTATATGCGCCGCGGCGATACTGCCGGGCTCCACGAGGCCAAGGCGGCCAGCGCCGGTTCGGATGCCGATGGCGGCTATATCGTGCCGGCCGAGACGGAAGCACAGATCGACCGCCTGCTCACCGAGGCGTCGCCGATCCGCGCCATCGCCACGGTGCGCCAGACCTCCGCCAGCCTGTTCCGCAAACCGGTCTCGATGGGCGGGGCCGTGTCGGGCTGGGTGGCGGAAACCGCGGCGCGGCCGGAGACCGGCACTCCCACGCTGGACCTGCTGGATTTCCCCACCGCCGAGATCTACGCCATGCCGGCCGCGACCCAGCAATTGCTGGACGACGCCATGGTCGATATCGAGCAATGGCTGGCCGAGGAGGTGCGCGACGTGTTCGCGGTGCAGGAGGGCGCAGCCTTCGTCTCCGGCGATGGCAATGGCAAGCCGCGCGGCTTTCTCGACTACACCAAGACCGCCGAGGGCAATCAGGCCTGGGGCGAGCTGGGCTATGTCGCCACGGGCACGGATGGCGGGTTCGACGCGTCCGATCCGGCCGACGCGCTGATCGACCTGATCTATGCACCCAAGACCGGCTATCGCGCCCGCGGCCGTTTCGTGATGAACCGCCAGACCGTTTCCGCCGTACGCCGCTTCAAGGATGCCGACGGCAACTATCTCTGGCAGCCCTCGCTGAGCGAGGCCGGAACGTCGACGCTGCTGGGCTATCCGGTCACCGAGGCCGAGGACATGCCCGATATCGGCACCGGCGCCTTCGCCATCGCCTTCGGCGACTTTGAAAAAGGCTATCTCGTCCTCGACCGCCAGGGCGTGGAAGTGCTGCGCGACCCGTATTCGGCCAAACCCTACGTTCTCTTCTACACCACCAAACGCGTCGGCGGCGGGGTGCAGGACTTCGAGGCCATCAAGCTGCTGAAGTTCGGGTCGTCCTAGAGTGCGGCACCGCCTCCCTCTCGGTGGAGAGAGGGATCAAGGAAGAGGGGGATGACACCGCCGGTGGATGGCAATCCACCCTCCGGGATTTCCCCCTCATCCGCCCTTCGGGCCCCTTCTCTCCAGAAAGAAGGGGTTTGCGACCTGGGAGATAAAATCCATGTCCCTCACACGCCTCACTCCGCCATCCGCGGAGCCCGTTTCTCTGGCCGAGGCGAAGGCCCGGTTGCGGATATCGGGCGATGCGCATGACGATACGATCAATCACTGGATAGCCGCCGCGCGCGAACGCGTCGAGCGGGATACCGGGCGGGCGCTTCTCGCCCAGACCTGGCTGGAGCGGCGCGACCGCTGGGACGGGGACGGGCGGATGCTGGCCTTCGGCACGCAATTCCGGTTGCTCAAACCGCCCCTGATCGCTTTGGAGGCGGTCACCACATACGACGCGGACGGCACGCCGTCGGATTTCGATCCGGCGGCGTTTTTCGTGGACACGCTGGCCGAGCCGGGGCGGATCGCGCTGAAGCCGGATACGGTGTGGCCACAGCCGGGGCGCCGTGCCGGCGGGATCGAGATCCGCTTCCGCTGCGGCTATGGCGATCAGGGCGAGGACGTGCCGCCGCCGCTGCGCGAAGCCATCCTCCAGCTGGTCGTGGCGATGGCCGGTGACGGGGCGCAGGCCGCCCTGCCGCCGGTCGCCGGCAGCCTCATTTCGCCCTATCGGAGCATGAAGCTGTGAGCGGCCCGGAAACCGACCTGCGCGCCGCGGTCGAAGCCGTCCTCGCGCTCGATGCCGGAGTGACCGGCCTGCTGGGCGATCCGCCGCGCCTGTCTGACACACGTGACCCCCGCGCGGCCTATCCCAATGCCAGCTGGGGCCGGGCGGAAACGCTGGAGCGCGGCGCCGACGGTGTGTCCATCGCGGAACACCGGCTTTCCCTGGAGATCTGGTGCCGCAACGGCGATCCTGCACCCATTGTCGCGGCAATCCGGGCGGCCCTTTTCGAGGCCGATATCGACCTGCCCGCGCCCTGGACCCTGATATCGCTGATGCCCGCCTATTGCGACGTCTTCACCACACGCGACCTGCGCGTGAAACGCGGCCTGGTCCGGCTGAAGGCAGTGATGGGGCGGGTACTCGATCAAGCCTGACTCGAATGAGACCCAAATGCCCATCCTCCCCCTTGATGGGGGAGGGGACCGCGCCGCAGGCGTGGTGAAGGGGGTGAATCCCGGTGATGCCAGGTTTGGCAAGACCTCGCCCCCGCCCCTTCCGACCCGAGGCTCTGCCTCGGCCCACCTTCCCCGTCAGGGGAAGGATGACTGGGCCGATGCTCGAACGAAAGGAACAGCATCATGACCCCACAATCCGGACGCGACATGCTGGTGAAGATCGGCGATGGCGGCGATCCGCCGGTCTTTACCGCGGCGGCGGGCCTGCGGATGAAGACCATATCGCTCAATGCCCGCACCATTGACGTGACCAGCGCCGACAGTCCCGACGGCTGGCGCGAACTCCTGGCCGGGGCGGGGGTGAAGACCTGCAGCGTGTCCGGTGCGGGCGTCTTTGTCGATGCCGCCGCCGACGCGCAGGTGCGCCAGGCCTTTTTCGACCAGTCGGACCGGGTGTGGCAGCTGGTCATTCCCGGCTTCGGCACGATGACCGGGCGCTTCCTGGTCGCCGCGCTGGACTATTCCGGCCGGTATGACGGCGAGGCGGCCTGGTCGATGAGCCTGGCCTCGGCCGGCGCGCTCGATTTCGAGGCGCTGTAGATGGCCAATCCTGCACGCGGCGAGGTGGAGCTGGTGATCGGCGGCGAGACGCACACGCTGTGTCTCACGCTGGGCGCGCTGGCCGAGATCGAGACGATCTGCGCCGACGGGGCGCGGCTGGATGCAACGCGGCTGGTCCGCGTCCTGGCGGCGTTGCTCCGGGGCGGAGGATCGGCGCTGACGGAGGCCGATCTGAAGACCGCTCCGCTGGCTCTCGATACGGCGGCCGGCGCCGTTGCCGCCTGTTTCGAGGCTGGCCAGGCATGAACTGGCCTGCCGCCCTGCGCGCCGCCGCCCGGCTCGGCATCGCGCCGGAGGCCTTCTGGCGGCTGAGTCTGGCGGAGTGGCGCGCCCTGGCCGGCGGCGATGCGTCCGTCCTGTCGCGCCGCGATCTCGACAGGCTCCTGAAACACTTTCCGGACACCACATCATGACCGATTTCACCGACGATACCGCCCGTGCCGGCGCTGCGCTGGACGCGCTGGCCGACGGGCCCGCACAGCGCGCCTCCGAGGCCATCGAGGCCGCCTTCGAACGCACCGGCGAAAGCATCGAACGGGCCTTGGGCCGCGCCGCCCGCGCCGGCGAGGCCGACTTTTCCCGCATGACGGAGGCCATCCTGCGCGATCTGGCCCGGCTGGCGGCCGAACAGGTCATCGCCAGACCGCTGGAGGGCGTGATCGGCCGGGCCCTGTCCGGACCGGACCTGTTCGGCGCCCGCGCCGAGGGCGGGCCGGTCACACCCGGCGGTGCCTATCTGGTCGGCGAGCGCGGTCCGGAGATCTTCACCCCCGCCTCGGCGGGCGAGGTGGGGCCGGCCGGGGTGCGCAACGTGACGATCAATCTCACCCTGCCGCCCGGCACGCCGCTGCGCGCAGTGGAACAGTCCGAAACCCGTATCGCCCGGACCCTGGCCCGGGCCGTCGCGAGAGGGAGCCGCTGGTCATGAGCCCGTTTCACGAAATCCGCTTTCCCTTCTCCGTTGCGCTGGGCGCCATAGGCGGCCCGGAACGGCGCACCGAAATCGTGCCGCTGCAGTCGGGCCGGGAGGAACGCAATACGCCCTGGGCGAACAGCCGCCGGCGCTGGGATGCCGGACCGGGCGTGCGCTCGCTGGACGATGTGCACACGCTGATCGCCTTTTTCGAAGCCCGCCGCGGCCCGCTCACCGGTTTCCGCTTCCGTGACCCGCTGGACAATCGCTCCTGCACACCGTCCAGCGCGCCCGGGCCCGAGGATCAGGTCCTGGGCACGGGGGACGGTTCGGTGACCGGGTTCCAGCTGGTCAAGCGCTATGAAAGTGGCGGGGAGGGCTGGACGCGGACCATCGCCAAACCGGTCGAGGGGGCTGTGCGCGTGGCGCTGGACGGTGTGGAAACGGCGGTATCGGTGGATCACGCCACGGGCCTGGTCACCTTCGACACTCCGCCCGCGCCGGGCACCACCGTCACCGCCGGCTTCGCCTTCGACTGCCCGGTGCGTTTCGACACCGAACGCCTGGACATCGCGCTGGAGGCCGTTGGCAGCGGCGGGGTGCCCAGCGTGCCGCTGTTGGAACTGGTGATCTGACAGGCGCTCGCAAACATCCTTTCCCCGGCCCTGTGCCGGGGGAACCTCGTTCAAAAAGGACGTTCCCCATGCTCAATCTTCCTGCCGGTCTGGCGGCATCGCTGGCCTCGGGCGTGACATTGCTGTGCTGGTGCTGGCGTGTGACCCGGCGCGATGGTGTCGTGTTCGGCTTTACCGATCATGATCGCGACCTGACATTCGACGGGCTGACATACACCGCCTCCAGCGGGTTCGGCGGTGCCGATGTCGAGCGGGAATGCGGGTTTGCGCCGGATCAGGGGGCGGTTGCGGGCGCGCTGGATGCAGACACCGTCACGGCGGCCGATATCGAGGCGGGGCTGTGGGCCGGGGCGCGGGTGGAGACCTTCCGGGTCGACTGGTCCGATCCGGACCAGCGCGTGAAGACGGCCACGGCCGAGCTGGGCGAGATCCGGCGGCATGACGGGCGTTTCGAAGCCGAACTCCTGGGTCTGGCGCACAAGCTGGAGACGGTGACCGGCCGTGTCTTTGCCCGGCGCTGCGATGCGGAACTGGGCGACGGGCGTTGCGGGGTCGATCCGGATCATCCGGACTTTGCGCTGGGCTGCGACAAGGCTTTTGCGACCTGCCGCGACCGGTTTTCCAACACGCTGAATTTCCGCGGCTTTCCCTATATGGTCGGCAATGATGTCCTGCAGGCATCGCCGGCCGCCGATCCGGTCCGCGATGGCGGATCGCGGGGGCTGTCAGGATGA